ACCTGTGCCAATATCTATTTCATCTATTCTGTGGAAGTGTCCTAGTAAAGCTGAATCATAATTGTCAGGCACTTTTTCTAAACTATTATCCTGTATATTATTAAGTTCTTCTTTTAGACCTTTCCTAAATGAAAGAACATTTCGCATATTACTCACACCTCTGTTGATTGCAGTACCACTACCACCTCCACTAATAAAATCTCCGTGAGCTAGCAGTATATCTCTATTGCATACGTTAATCGTAGTCATAAATGTTTTTGGTATGTGAAATTCTATATTTTTTTGGTCTTGACAGAACACTGCTATCCACTGATACAACATGTAATCCCAATCCATGTACTTGTTCTTCATAGGGGGCTTTCTAGTCATCCGACCATGATTACCAACTACACATGGAACTCTTACTTTATCAAAGTGTGGAGCAATAAGCATTAGTGCTTGTGATATAAGGTTAGCCCCTCTAATCATTTGCCCCATGCAGTGGTCATTATTAGTTCGTGCTAACTCTTCATGGATGTCCCCACTAATCATATCTCCAAGCATCGGAACTATAAGTTCCCCAACCTCTGCGGAATTACGTCTGAGTTCTGCTAATGTAATAACTTGGTTTGCCCATCCATAAAGTCTTTTATTAAATATATCAATATTGTACTCATTCAAACCCATCATTTCTTCTGACTCAACATTGTCTCCAATGTGGGTATCTGTAAGAGGTGCAATCATAGACTGTACACTGTTGCCTTTTATTTTACCTGTGGGTTTTCGGCGTTTATACTTTTTTACTTCTTTATATGAAGGGGTAAATTTTTTGATAGAGTCTACTAATAAATCTTCTTTAGCTTCTTTTTTGATAGCTGCTTCCGCAACTTTCTTCCAGTATCTAGCTTCACCTTTATAAGTTTCTATCTTCCTAGCCATTTTGACATGTGCTTCAGGTGTAAAGTCTGTCTGCATATCTTCCATGTCTTCTGACTGTTGTTCATCGAGTAACTCTACTTCTCTATCATACCACTTCTGTAGTGTAGTTCTATGAACTGCTACACCCCATCTATCTTCTACCCATCTTGATAGAGCACTCCATGTTGCTCCTGCCATTTTTCTCTTTACTATCTCTTCCTTTGCCTCTTCTGGAATGACGAATGTTGTCATGCTATTCTCCTCTTAATCCTTTGGAACCCTCCTGTTTGGTGGATTCCTATACCCATTTGGGTCAGGTCTAGGGCTTCTTTTTGCCCCATATTGCTTTTCTACTTGTGGTGGAGGATTTTCTCTCCTACCCTCTACCGACTTTTTATAACTACCTAAAAAAGGCATATTATTTAGTTTATCATCTTTTTTGCTTTTTGACCAATCAGTTTCCATTTTAGTAAGATTGTCAAGTAATTCTTCAAGTCTAAGTCTATCTAATTCATCTCTGCCATCTTCATACATAACTTCTTCTTCATTTTCTTTAGCATCTTCTTTTTGCAAGTCAAGACGAACATCATTAATTAAGTTTATTACATATTTACTAAACTGTTGTGTCTTAGAAAGGTGGATAGACTCATCAATTTTTATATCACCGTTCTTAGTTTCCTTTATGCCCATAGCCCTGTTCTCTGCGTTCTTACTTCTAGTCTCCATAAACTCCTCTACATCTCTTTCTTCTTCTGAAGTTTTTATAGATGCATCAGGAGTAAGACCACCTGTACGCCCTAAATCATATTTCTTAGCATCAGTTTTAGTGATTGACATTAAATCCAGAGTTTTTTCTTGGGTGTCCTCTAACCACTTGTCTAATTTATCTGGACCACTTGCTTTCTTTTTATTTTCTTTGTTCTCTTCTACTTTATCTTTTTTAGACTTTTTCTTTTTTGATTTAGTACCACTATAAGTTTCTGTAAATATACCGGGGTCAGATGAAACAGCCACTATATCTCCTGCTCCTGAATCTGCCCCTCCAAAGTCTTTGTATAATTTATCTACTTTAGACTCTTCATCTTCTTTTTTCTTTGCTGCTAATCTGTGCCCTACCCTTGCTTTAAGATGAGACAAAGCACTTTCAGTTTTTTTAGCATCAATAAATTCTTGAGCTTTTTCGGAATGATGTTTAGAAGCTCTTCTGTGATAATCTGCACCAGTTTTTTTAGGATGATGTATGGCTTTTACACCATTATCATAGTAGTACACTGTAGCACCATCGGGTCGTACTTCCCTATGGCTATAAGAATGGTCTTCATATTCATCTGGTTCGTTAGGTGACTTTGGTGCTGCTGACTTAGGCAGTTTAGAATACTTAGTATCTTTAGGAGAAAATTTAATTTTCTTAGCCATTAGTCATCGTCCTCATCATCATATCGCTCTACGTTTACAGCTTTAGGTTTAGAACTTCCATCCCCACTTTCATATTGATACTGGTCACCTACATATTTTTTACCGCCTGCTTCAGAGAACACTGGGTTTCCAAAGTAAGCCTTTTCTATATTATTAATACCAGAGCCTCCTAAGTTTCCTACATATTCTTCTCCACCATTAGAAAACCATATTTGTCGTCCATCTGCAGACACTTCTTTAATTATAGGAAACTGATAACCTTGCTCTGCTAGACTATCAATCCATGTGGATGTAGTCACACCTTTTCTTAAGTCAGGATTTTTAATATTTTTAGATTCTATATTAGCTATTCGTTCAGGTATATCTGTTACGGCATTTTCAATAGGCTCTTCTCGTGAACCTTCTTCCTCTGGATTTTCATCCTTTGGCATTTCATCTGTACCCTGTTCTTGAGGAGCTTCTTGACCAGCCTCTTGACCAGCTTGTTCAGCTTGCATTTCTTGCATTGCTTGGGCTTGAGCAACTTGCATTTCAGCTTGTTCAAGAGCCAACGCTTGTTGTTCTCCCTGTAGTTTAGCTGTAGGAACAGCATCCCCACTCACCACAAAGTCAAGCTCATCAATCTTTAATTTATTGCCATTAAGTGCTACATCAAAGCCCATGTTTAACATTTGGTTAGCTATGGCTGCTCTTTGTTGAGATTGAGCAATTCGTGTAGCCTCTGCTTTTTCTTCTGGGTTTGGTAGAACCATTTTAAAATCTGTAATACCAAAATTATCTACTATAGCCCCAAATATCTTTTCCATGATTTGTCTTTGGTCTCTTTCAACAACCCTACTCATTACTGTTAATTGTAAAGTTTGTTGCGTTAATCCACCAAATGAGTCAGGTGCTCCTTGGAATACTGGTGATACACCATATATAGCAGATACTCTTTCCCGTATTTCAGCTCTTACTGGTAAGTAATCCATCTCTTGTAGTGTGTGGAATAGTCTTACCATGTCTACTCTACCTCTATTTGTTCTAGAAGATACAGCAATCATAGGTATGTAGTTAGGGTCTTGCCTTGTTTTTGCAGCAAGTGCTTCACGTTCTCTTTTTAAACTTTCTGGGTCATCTGTGGTTACCATAACCATAGATGCAGGCATTTTTCTTTCAAAGAAATATCTGTATAAGTTTCTATCCATACCAATTAAGGTTAGAGCTTTTTCAAATATTGTTAAAATAGGTGACCAACCATAAGTTTCGGTTGGGTTAAATTTAGATAAGTGTACAATCTCAGTATCTAAAAAGTAATGTACTTCTGTTCTGTATAAATATCTATACATAGCAGGTTGTAAAGTTTGTTTACAATCTTCTTCAGGGCATTCTTCTGGAGATTCTTTTATTTGCTCTCTGTGTATAGGGCAAAAGAAATGTGAGTTTTTAGGTAATCCTGTTTCGTCTAAGTCAAATTCTATAAGTGCAGGATTAATTCTTCTAATCTCAGTAACTCTAGAAGTTAACTTACCATCTCCCCCATCATAATATTCTTTTGCAAAGTATAAAAACGCATCATCTACAGTGTTCAAATCCCAGTGAAACTGTCTTAAAACCTCTTCAAGTCCTTGGTCAAAAACATTACAGTCTTCTAAAAATAATTTTATTCTGTCTAATTGACTTTCATCGGGGTCTTCTTTTAAGGGTTCAAACTCTATACCTCGTCTAAACACCTCACCAGTAATGTGCATTATAGGGGCTCTTAATTCTTCACAAGTATACGCTACGGTTTGTAAGTCTTGAATTAATTGTTTTCTATATGCAAGTTGATTTCTTACATAAGTATTTACTATGTAATCAACACCGAATGTTGGTCCACTACCTGTATCTCCAGCAGCTTTACTCAACTCCATCATGTCCCCAAACATATCTATCTGAGAACCAAGTTTTCCCATGGACTTTGCCATTTCAGGAACTTCTGGAAGATATTCTCCTAATTTCATATACCCTATTCCTTAGTTATTTCAACACTATCTATAGCTACTATCTTAGCTATTGTGTCTATTGCATGTTGTTTTAACCCTGCTTTTTCTTCATGTGTGACTTCAACTGCAGGGGTAGTCTCAATTTGTATTTTTAATCTATCGTTTTCTTCTTTTAACTCAGCTACTTGGTCAGCTAAAGCATCATTCTCCATTAGAGCAGCGTTTTGTAGCACCCCTAATCTTGTTGCTTCTCTAACTAAAGCTAGAAAACTACCTTCAGATAAGACTGTAACTGCTTCACTAGCATCATCTATCTCATCTTCAGGGTCTAATTTAGTTAAATCCTCATGCCAAGTATCGAGTATTCTCCAAGTACCAGTGCCGTCTTTTTGTGCGACATACTGTTCTTGTCTGTCTCTTAACATATTACCTATAGGCATATCTTTTCTCCTACTATTATTATACTATTTTTTGCTAAAACTGTGAATTTATGCTATGTGACAAGCACTCCAACCACATGTTTTACATGTTTTACAACCAGACTCCATTACTATGTTAGGTTCTACACAACAGTCTGCTTCTTCTATCTCTTGAAAGAAATTAAGTTGTTCTTCTGTTTCAGGGGCATTTGTTTCCTCTGATTTGTGTGCAGTTACTAATACTTCTTTATCTCTACTACCCGCTCTGTAAACTGTAATTCCTTTACATTTTGTCTTCCAAGCTAGCATATAAGTTGTATACACATCTTCTATTGTAGCATCATTTGCAAAGTTTATCGTCTTAGATATCCCAGAGTCACAGTGTTCTTGAAAAGCTGCTTGCATTCCTACATGTGCTTCAGGAGATATTTCAGGTGCTGTTGTATAGATTTCTTTTATTTCATCTGGCACTTCTGTTCTATCTTTTAACGAACCACCATCAGATAAGTATTCCATAAGTTCTTCTGAATAAAAACCCATTTCTTTAGCATCTTGTTCAAAGTATTTGTTTACATAGTAAAGAGTCTCCCCTTCTAATATGTTCATCTTTCTGTACGCTAAAGAGAATAGTGGTTCTACTCCGCTAGATGCATCAGCAAACATAGAGATAGTTCCTGTAGGGGCTACAGTTAGTCGGCAAGCGTTTCTGTATTTTTCATCTTCACCGTAATCACTGTTATCCCATGCGGGGAAAGTTCCTCTTTCTTCTGCTAAATCTTTAGATGCTTGGTCTGCATGAGTTTTTAAGAACCTCATTATATCAGACCCTATCTTCCTACCTTCTTTAGAATCATACGATACTCTAAGTTGTGTAAGCATATCTGCAAATCCCATAATACCTAAACCTATTTTTCTTGTAGCCTTAGTCATTTTTTCTATTTCTGGAGTTGCATATTTGTTTGCATCAATCACATTGTCTAAGAATCGTGTAGCTGTTTTAATAGTGGTTCTTAATTCATCCCACTTAATGTAAGGTCTTACTTCTCTAGATTCTACAAAGTTAGCTAAATTAATTGACCCTAAGTTACAAGATTCGTTCCCTAATAGTGGTTGTTCACCACATGGATTAGTAGCAATCATTTCACCATATTCTTCTGTGACATGGTTATCTTTATTCACCTCGTCCAAGAAAATCATACCCGGTTCACCGTTTCTCCATGCACCATATACCATCTTATCAAATACTTCTTTTGCATTTAGTTCACCAACTACTTGTTTACTCTTTGGATTAATCAGTGGGTAATTAAGATTAGCTTCTACAGCTTTCATAAAGTTAGAGTCTACACCTACTGATATGTTGAAGTTATGTATATCACCCTCTACTTTTTTACAATCAATAAACTCTAATATATCTGGGTGGTATACTGACATTACTGCCATGTTTGCACCATCTCTTTTACCACCCTGTGTAATCATAGATGATACTCTAGATAGTGTTTG